TTATTCCATTTTTTCAATTGACTTCGAAAGCTTCTCCGCAGTCTGGAAAATATAACTCTCCACGTCTACCTTGAAATCAGCGTGCCCCATCATGGCAATGAAATCTTCCTCACGGATATCCGCCTCACTCATCGACGTCGCCATCCGCCGTCTGGTTGCGTGTGGAGTAAGCCTCCGGACGCCGATCCGCTCCAGCGCCGGGTAATAGCAATTCTTTCGAAAGTAATTTGCAGTATACGGGGAACCGTCTGGCCGGCAGAATACTGTCTGACCGTTTTTCGCAAGCCACTCTTTCAATATTGGCACTATCTTATGATGCACGGGGACGATACGGTCTTTCCCCGCGTCCGTCTTTATGCCGCCGTAAAGCGCACACAGGCCGTCCTTTTCAAAGACGCTATTTTTATTGAGCGTGACAAATTCGGTGATCCGCAGGCCGGTGTAACACATAAACAGAATGCAGTCTGCAAAAGGCACTTTATCAGTATCATTTCCGAATGCTGCGTTTTCAATTTTTTTCAATTCGAGATCGTTGAAACAATCTTTGACGCCGGTGGGCTTTTTCGGCAGGACAAGGAACTGCGCATAGTTCTTGTTTACGATGTCATTCTGCATTGCATACTTATAAAGCACACCCAGCAGCGTTTTGACATCGTGCAAGGACGAGTATGACATTGGCTTCAACATTTGTGGTTTGTCATCCTTTATAACCGGTTTCCCCTTTTTATCCAGTGCTGGACGCTCTTCTTGATAGCGGTCGATGATATCCTGCATTTGTGCTGTCCGCAGTTCTCGAAACTTTTTATTATATAGCGGTTCCAGCTTATTCCATGCCGCGTGATAGCTGTCTTTCAGTTGTTTTGACTTTCCAGCGGTGCCGATCGGCTCCCACTCGTCATGCAACTGCTTGAGAGTGATGTTGAGTTTTGTGGTAGGAGCTGCACGGTACTTCTCAATAACGTCTTTGGCTTCCTGAGCTGTCTGAAAATAGCCAATGATTGGGCGCTTACCCTTCTTCGGCTTTGGCCCTGCCGCTACCCATGGGCGCGCCTTGAGGTCTGCCCGCTTATAGACACTTCCCGTGCCATTCTCACGCCGGATAGAGCGGCGTTTTCGCACGGGCTTCCGTTGATCCTGCCCGCAAAACCGGCAAAAGGTTGAATCATCCTCGATTTCCCGACCACATTTTTTGCATTGCATGATATCACCCGCCAATAAAAATGGCCGCCGTATGGCAGCTTTTTATTTTATCCTGCTTAAACAATATACCGCCCGACCGGCAATATGGATCCGGTTGATATTGTCCCGTGTAAATACCATTGGAGCCACGCTCGGGTTTTCCGCCATAAGCGTTACCGTATCTCCGGAGCGGTAAAAGCGTTTCAGCGTCGCATTGTAGCAGTCGCCGTCGTCGATCTGGACAGCGGCGATTTGCCCATTCTCCACTTCTGGCTGCTTGTGGATAAACACAACATCGCCATCGTTAATATTAGCGTTTATCATGCTATCCCCGTGGCAACGGAGAGCGAAAGTAGCTTCACATGCTTCTGGGCAATTTACATAGTCTTCAATATTTTGCTCCGCTAGAATTGGTGTGCCACAAGCGATACCACCAATGAGAGGTATTTTAACCATTTTAGGGAGAGGCTCGAAACCGGCAGGAATTTTATTTGCTTTATCGTCATCCGCAAATCCCATAAGATAGGATGGAGAGACGTCAAGGGCCTTTGAAAGCTTTCCTATAACGTCCCTTTTGAGATTAACAACTAATCCCTGCTCATATTTATAAATGGCCTGTTTTTGGACACCGATCTTTGAGCCGAGCTCTTCTTGCGTCATGCCCTTATTTATTCTTAACTGCTTAATTCTTTCTCCGATTGTCATTAATATCACCCTTTCGGTATCTCAATAATATCATACATTTTTATAAAAAGCAATAAAAATATCTTGACAAGATACATTTTCCAGCTTATACTTATGGTGTCTTAAAAAGATACGAAAGGAGGGAGCCTCGTTGAACAAAAATATGCTCAATAGCATTTTAGCAAAACACGGAGATACACAGTCTACCCTTGCTAGGCTTCTCGGTCTAAGCCTTTCCCGTGTAAATGCTAAGATTAATGCAAATCACGCACAGTTTACACAAGCGGAAATTGCTGAAATCAAAAATCATTATGGCCTAACAGCAAACGAGGTGGACAATATTTTTTTTGCTGCATGAGTATCTTGAAAGGATACGAAAAGAAAGGCAGGTGATATTGTGTTACCAACAGAAAATGAAATTCTTGCAATGGACAATGTTCCCCCGCGCGTCGCGGCAAAGTACATAGGCGAAAGTCTCCTGTCCGTCTACTATGGGCTGCAACAGAGGGCCGCTCCGTATGGATATGCCGTCGAGCATCCGGGAAAGCGGTGGTCTTATAACATCAGTCCCGGCCTACTTGTCGCGTATAAGCGTGGGACACTTAAAATCGAAGTGAAATCTGCTTAAACGGGTTTAGACTTCATTGCTTGTATCCTCAAAGCAGATACCAATTATCTGATCGAAAAAAACCACTAGTGATGTAAGACATTTTACAGTGTCCCCGGTTTGAATTGTTACATCTTCCAGCAGTATAAACCCATCATCCCCCGGAAGCGGTGATTTTACACTATACGATTTTTTGTAATCGCTGCTTATTATTGCTACGAACTTTGTTGTCAGAGAGCTGGCGCTTTCTTTATCTAGTTCTTTGAGATTCAGCTTTTTATCCATCTTGGGGTCTGGCTTGTGTTTTCCTGAGATTATTCCGGCCGTTGTAAGCAAAATCAATTTCTTGTTTTTTAACTCATCCGACGATGACATGGCAAAAAAGTCAACAATTATTTGCTTTTTTACAGATGGAACATCCATTTTTAATCATTTCCCTTCAAAAAGTATTTTACACCTGAAGAAAAAGAGTTTCAAGGTAGCAGCCCGCCTGACCGGGCGGAGGAAGGAGGAAAATTGTGGAGTCAGAAAAACAAACTGCCCGTCCCAGAGGAACGGACAGCGCAAGAATAATTCAGATTATCGAGACTAAGGCCCTCAGCGGGAGCGGCACGGTAGATGACCGCGTGCAGCTTGTTACTCAGTACTGGACGCTTGACGGTGAGCTCATTGCTACTTTTTAGGCGTGATTTTTAATGCTTCTTCAAAAGCAGCCTCAGCGTCAATGAAAGCAATCATAGCACGAATAAAGCGCTTCATGTCTTGAACGTCTAAGCCCTCGTGCTTCTTTATGTAATGCGTTTCATCATTGCCAATCCAAGTTGCGCGTTCTGCTAAAGTTTTAATTCTTCGGTCTTGCATGCGATCTCTTATACATTGACTCAATGGTTGTTTCCTTATTTCGTCAGTATGAGGCGGGTCTAAGCTACATAGATAGTCTTTTATGAGAAATTCAAGAGAACGCCGGTAGCCAAGGCCACAGATATCAACTAAGCCACTACCCTCAGCTGTTTGCGCTTGGCTAAAGATGTTCGAAAAGTCTGGTGAAATCTTCTTTATTGAATCTGGAAGATTATCGGCAGCAAATTTTTGGGGCATCACTTGATTCAACACATATACGTTTCCATCGCTTTCTTTATAAGAACAGAAAAAGACTCCATCGCATGAAGGGCAATGCTCGATAGTATAGAGAACGCTGTCATAAAGTCTCGCCGACATGATATCAGAATGCAATCCCAAATGACATAGAGGACATTTTCCTATTCCTTCGTAATAAATGCTCTCTTCGTCGTCATCATCTGGATCGCCAAAGGTTTCAACATCCATTTCTTTTTGCATTTATAACACATCCCTTCCGCCCTCATTTTAGCGCGGAAAGGAAAAATTTACAAGATAGGAGGGACAAGCCAATGAATAAATCACCCGTGCCCCGCTGCTCCGTCTGTGAGGATTGCATTAATCCGCCAGGGCCGTCTTGGACTGTCAAAAGGATTTGTGGAAAAACGGGGCAGAAACTCAACCGGCGTTCTCGGACAAGCCCGATGTGGTGCCCGAAAAGGAGGGAAAGTTGATGCAGGATGAAAAGCTGTTTGTGGATAAGTCCGAAGTACAGCACTTATGGAAAATGGCGGACGAGTGGGAGGAGCAGGGCGATGGTTACACCGTCAACGTAGGTACTGGCATTAGGTTCGCATTAATAGCGCTGGAACTGGATAAGGAGGCTAAAAGCTGATGGAAGAACTGAAAGCGTGTCCGTTCTGCGGAGGAAAAGCCGAAGTGATAAGGCAATGGAAATCAGAAGAAGGAACGGGCAAAAACATCTGGATAAGATGCAAAAATTGCGGCGTGGAAACGGTTAGATATGATACTGATAAAGAAGCTGCCGCCAAGTGGAACCGCCGCGCCGCCCCGGAAAACAAGCCGCTGACGTTGGAACAGCTCAGGCAGATGAAGGGCCAACCGGTATATTGCATAGGCCAAACGAGATTTGATGTACATTTTGACGGTTGGAAAGTGGTTGCTAAAAACAATCTTACAGCAGATGTTATCCGGTTTACCGATAATACCGACTTTCCCGCCAAGGTCTATGGAGAACGGCTGCTTGCCTACGCCTGCAAGCCGTGCGCGGAAATCGGCCATGAATCTGCTGAAAATGGCTCTGCGACTGTCTCCGGCGGCGCGCAAGATAAGCTTTGTAGGGAAGACGAAAACTTCATTCAAACGAAATTCGGCTACTGCTTTTACACTTTCGATGTTCCCCCGATAATCTATAACCTCTACGTACATCCGCAATATAGGCGTTGCGGCCACTCCCGCGAGCTTCTGAAACTTGTCATCGCCGAAATCAGAAAAAGCGGCTACGAAGGGGAAATACGCATAGATGCCGAGCCAAAAGAAAACAGCATCGGGCTGGCAGACTTAATGAAGTATTACAAGAGCATGGGACTCACCATCCGCATCGCCCGTAAGCCGGAAGGGAGCGAACCGTGACCGACAATTCCAGCAAGATCATCCTTGATCTTTGCGGCGGAACCGGGGCATGGAGCCGCCCATATAAAGAAGCTGGATATGACGTCCGACTGATTACCTTGCCAGACAACGATGTGCTTACATATGAGCCGCCGAAAAATGTCTATGGGATTCTTGCCGCGCCGCCATGTACGGAATTTAGCCTTGCGAAGAATGGCAGCCCGACGCCGCGCAATTTGAAATCCGGCCTTGAAATTGTAAGAGCTTGCCTGAAAATCATTTGGCAGTGTCAGTTACAGCACAAATTGAAATTTTGGGCTATGGAAAATCCGGTTGGGCTGTTACGCCAGTTTATCGGCCGTCCAAGATTCACGTTTCGGCAATGGGAATTTGGCGATCCGGCAGTAAAGCCAACCGACATTTGGGGATATTTTAGCGAGCCACGAAAAACAGTCCGCGAAATGCCGGCAGGAATCACGAAGCGATATAGCAGCGGAAAGGTAAACACTTTTGCTTGGGCTGCGCCGAAACCGCCGGAATGGTTGGATGCAAGCAAATTAACGCGAGCCGATCTTCGGGCTATTACCCCGCCGGGATTCGCCCGGGCATTTTTCAAAGCAAATCGATAGAAAGGAGCTGAAACTCCATGAGAATTATTACCCGCATAATCGCCGCCCATCATATCCGCAAGGCCAAGCACTGGAAAGAGCAGCGGATCCACAGTAACCGTGACGCGTACCGGCTCGGGTTCCGTCGGGCACAAAAATAACCGCTCGTGACTGCAATCACGAACGGCCGCAGAAAAATTATCCGATACCGCTATTTTATAGCGAGAAAGCGAGAATGTCAATGACCGACACTGAATTGATTATTGCGCAAGCGAAGCAACTTGCCGAACAGAACGTTCTGATCGACTATTACCGGAAGCGTTCCGACGAGCTCGAAGCCGCATTGCGCATCCGGGAGAATATCACGGAATCCGGCGACGATCTGCCGCTCGGCGCGGTAGGCACGGCAAATAAAATCAGGATGGAGGAATCGCACATATGAAACTCATATCGCTTTTAATCAACAATTTCCGGGGGGTCGGCTCCATGGATATTCAAGCAGCCGGGAATAATGTCAACATTTACGGCTGCAACGGCGCCGGAAAAACTTCCACAGAAGATGCGTTTCTCTGGCTCCTGTTTGGCAAGGACTCCGCGGACCGCAAGGATTATGATCTGATCCCGCACAAATCCGGTGAAACAGTGCCGGATACCGGATGCGGCCGTGAACCGGTTGTTGAGGCGAAGCTCGAATATTTCGGAAAAACCGTCACACTGAAAAAATCCTATATAGAGGAATGGCCGAAGCGCGGCGAAATGAAAGGCCAGTATGCCGGCAGCAAAGTTCATTATTTCGTCGATGATCTGGAAGTCAAGGCCGGGGAGTATGCCGCGGTCGTTAACGAACTGATTGACCCGGAACTATTCAAATTACTCACGAATCCGCATTATTTTTCCGAAACGATGAGTTGGCAGGATCGCCGCGCTACGCTTGTAAAAATTACCGGGGATTTGAACGTATCTCCCGCGCCGGAGCTGGCTGCTATGATGGGAGAACGTGCTTTCGATAACTTTTATGCTCTCTCGAAGCAGAACGTTAAGGCCACACAGAAGCAGCTTGACAGCATGCCATACGCTATCAGCGAAGCGCAGAGGCTGATTCCTGCAAGTACGCCGGTAATGCCCGATGTGGCCGTGCTCGAAAAGCAACGCGACGAACTGGAAAATCAGATTCAGACATTAAAAAACGATGATTCCGCGAACGCGATTCGCCGGGAAATTGCCGAGATTGAAACGAAAATTGCCGAAGGTAGAAACCGGTATACTGCCGGGATAAACGCGGAAAATGAGAAATTTCAGAACGGAATTACGCGGCTGGAAACGGAGTTGAGGGAGAAAGAGAGGAAACGTGACGATTCGGCAGACGTTCGGCAGCACATCGAATCGCAAATAGCTGATCTTACCGAGCGCAAAACTCGCAAGCTTGCTGCATGGCACTCCGCAAACGATCGTGTCTGGACCGGCTCCGACACCTGCCCCACATGTGGGCAGAAGCTTCCGCCGGAGCAGATCGAATCTGCAAAGGCAAAATTTAATAAACAGCGCAGTGACGATCTCGAGCAACTTGTTACCGAGGGAAAGGCTTTTGCAAAGAAAATCGAAGAAAATCAGGCCGCGATTACCGAGAAAAATACCGTTCTCGAAACGCTTACCACCGAGATTACCACGCTTGAATCCCGCATCGAAAAAGGCAAATCCATGCTGAAACCTTGCGCCTATGAAACGCAGATCGAATATAAGCAACTCAGCGGGCGTCTGGTTGATCTGAAAAATCAGCTTGCAAAAGGGACGGATACCGAGAAAAGCGGCAAGATGGACGCGCTTGCGGCGCAGTTAAGCAACGTAAAACAGCAAATTCAGGATGCCGACCGCGTGAAGCTCCAAATTGAGCAAGCCGAAGCGCAGAAAAAGCACGTTGCCGAACTGCAGGACCAGCAAAAGAAAATTGCTGCAGACCTCGGAAATTATGAAAAGGCCGTTGCTCTCTGCGAGGATCATGTCAAGAAGCAAGCTCGCGCGCTGGAAACCGCAGTAAACGGAAAGTTTAAGGTTGCTCGGTTTCGCATGTTCGCACCGCAGAAAAATCACGAAGAAGCCGAATGTTGCGACGTCGTTTACCCCGAACGGCTCAACGAATCTCTCCACAGGTGAACGGCTGCAGACCGGCATTGATATCATCAGCACGCTGTCGAAATATTACGGCGTGGACGCGCCGATCTGGATTGACAATGCTGAGGGGATTACGCTGCCGGTCGAAACCGATGCGCAGATTATCCGGCTGATTGTATCCGAGAGGGACGAAAAATTGAGAATCGAGGTAGCGGATAAATGACAGAAAAATTTTATATTGTTACTGAGAAATCGCCACTTTTCAAAGAGTATTTTGACTGGCTGAAAAATGAAAAAGTCGCTCGTGAATTTGCGTGCGACTTTGCCAAACGGTATGGACTCCCTGCACTGATTTCCTATGATAATACGACATTTTCGATTATTGTGGATCGGAAAAAGTCAAATCCGTTTATGGTTCAGCTTAAAAAAGCCCCATGCTGGACAGAAAAAGGCGAACTGTACGATTTCAAGAAAAATTCTCCCATCGGCAAGGCATGGATTGGCGAACTCAAAGCCGCAAATTTAAAAATTCTGCGTCGGCCACTTGTACTTATGTATTTTTCAAATCCTTGTGGCCGCTGGGGATGGGAGCTGTTTGACTATGAGAACCGCCTTTATCTCAAAATCGAAACCGAGTGTGAACCCAATACGCCAGAAGGTATGATGGAAATTAAAGGCAGCGAATATTACAAAGCCGTCGAGGAACAGGATGCGAAGAAAGAGGCTAAATCATGAGCAGCAGAGATGAATTTCTGAAAATCTATTTGGAGAACATCCACCGCGACGGTGCTGACAAGCTGCTGGAATGGCTGAAAAATTCAGATTTCTTTACAGCACCGGCAAGTGCGAAATACCATGGCAACCATGAGGAAGGGCTCGTTGAGCATTCGGTAAATGTTTATCACAGGCTGATTGATGTAGTCCAGTCTTCAAAGATTGAAATTATCAACCCGAAGGGAATTTCCATTAGTGAAACCACCGCTATCTGCGGTCTTCTTCACGATGTATGCAAAGTGAATTTTTACACGAAATCCACCCGCAACGTCAAAAACGAGTCTACCGGCCAGTGGGAAAAGCAGCCTTATTATTCCGTTGACGACAAACTCCCTTACGGGCACGGTGAAAAGTCTGTTTATATCATCAGCGGGTTTATGCGCCTCACTCGGGAGGAGGCGCTCGCGATCCGGTTCCACATGGGCGATTATGCCGACAAAAACGTTCCACAGGCGTTCCGGCTGTTTCCGCTCGCGCTGATGCTGCACATTGCGGACCTCGAAGCAACTTTTATTGATGAAAAGGAAGGTAATTGAATATGTCCGAAAAACTCTCTGTTGTAAAAGCCGCAACTACCGCGGTATCAAATGACGTACGCGGATTTCTCGCACAGGGATCTTTACAGCTTCCTGCAAATTACTCCGTTGAAAACGCGCTGAAATCCGCCGCCTTGTCGCTCCCAAGCGTGAAGAACTTCCAGAACTGCACGCCGGAATCAATCAAATCCGCTTTGCTGTCAATGTGCGTACAGGGCCTTAACCCGGACAAAAAGCAATGCTATTTTATCGCATACGGCGAGTCACTTGCCTGCCAACGTTCCTATCTGGGCGACGTAGCCGTTGCAAAACGCGTGGACCCGAGTATCGACGAAATCTATGCCGAGGCTGTCTATGAGGGTGACAAGTTCGACTATGAGATCAAGCGCGGCAAAATAACCGAGGTCCATCACTCTCAGAAGCTGGAAAACAAGTCAAAGCCGATCACCGCGGCGTATGCGACGGTCGTTTACCGCGACGGTTCAGAGGTTTCCACAGTCATGACTATGGCGCAGATCATGCAGGCGTGGAAGCAGTCAACATCAAAACCGTTCGACGATAAGGGGACACTGAAAGCTGACAGCGTGCACGCGAAGTTCCCGGAAGAAATGGCGAAAAAGACCGTCGTCCACAAGGCTTGCAAGCCGATCATCGGCAGTTCGTCAGATTCTTCGCTGTTTGGAAAGTATGCGAAGCAGTGTGCCGATGTTGCGGATGCCGCCGAAGTCGACGAGGAAGTTTCCGAGAATGCAAACCGGGAGTATGTGGAAACATCGGCGAACGAAGTTCCGGCAAACGTTGACCCGGAAACCGGCGAAGTTACCGAACCGGATTCACGGAAAGAAGCTGAGCCGTTTTGAATATTAAGGTTATCGGTTCCGGAAGCTCCGGCAACTGCTACCGCATTGACGATGGAAAGACCGCACTCCTGATCGAGTGCGGGCTCCCTATCCGAAAAATAAAAGAGGGCTGCGATTACAACCTTTCCACAATTTCCGGGTGTATCGTAACTCATGAGCACAAGGATCACTCTCTCGCGGCAAATGACCTGATGAAAGCCGGGATTGACGTTTACATGACAGAAGGAACGGTGCGGGCATGCGGGGCTGAAACATACCGTTTGAAGATCTGGAAGCACGACGGCGTGGATAGCATAGGAAAACCGTTTTATCATCCAAAACTTATCGGGACCTTAACAATAAAGCCTTATGTGGCGCACCACGACGCCGCAGAACCGGTTTTTTATATCATCGAAAGTACATTTACCGGTGAAACACTCCTGTTCGTTACAGATTCCTATTACATCGACTATTGCTTCGGCGGCCTGACTCAAATCATGGTGGAAGCGAATTTCTGTGCTGATTCTCTTGCTGATACCGATAACGATCCGCGCCGGAGTCGGCTGCGTCACTCGCACATGAGCCTTGAAAACTGCATCGGTCTGCTGAAAACAAGCGATCTGAGAAGCTGCCGTGAAATCTGGCTGATCCATCTTTCGAGCAGCAACGGCGACGCGGAGGAATTCAAGCGGCGGGTGCAGGAAGCGACGGGGTGTGAGGTGCACGTTGCCTGAGCTTCGCCCATACCAGAACGATTTACTGAACGCCACACATCAAGCATGGCTGGACGGTTACAAGGCACCTTGCATCGTTTTGGGATGCGGCGGAGGCAAGTCGGCGATAACGGCAGAAATGGCAAAGCGAACCACCTTAAAAGGCAACCGGGTTCTCTACTTAATTCATCGTCAAGAACTCTGCGACCAAATCCGCAGCACATTCAAATGGTGGGGCGTAAATATGGATCTTTGCAGAATCGGAATGGTCCAGACAATTTGCCGTCGTACCGCAAAAATTCACCCGCCCGCGCTGATTATCACCGACGAAAATCACCACAGTCTGGCGCGATCCTATAAAAAAATATATGAAGCGTTCCCGGATGCGCGCCGTGTGGGAGTCACCGCAACACCTGTCCGGCTGAACGGAGGAGGGCTCGGCGACGTTAACGACAAGCTTATCGTGGGCGTTTCGACGAAATGGCTGATCGAGCACGATTATCTGGCACCGTATGAGTATTACGCGCCAAGCGTCGTAGACCTGACCGGTATCCACACGCAGCACGGCGAATACGCAACCGATGAAGTCGTAAAGAAGCTCAATAAACAAGCAATTTATGGCGACGTTATCGGATATTATCGACAGCTGGCGGACGGGCAGCAGGCCATTTGCTACTGTGCGAGTATTGAGCATTCTCAGAACATGGCCGCACAGTTCCGATCGGCTGGAATTACCGCGGAACATATTGACGGAGAAACGCCGAAACAGGACCGAACGGATATTGTTGCACGGTTCCGCTCCGGAGAAATCAAAATCCTGTGCAATGTGGATCTGATTTCCGAGGGCTTTGATGTTCCAGACTGCAGCGTTTCAATCCTTCTAAGGCCGACGAAATCCCTGACGCTCTACATTCAGCAGTCAATGCGCTGCATGAGGTACAAGCCCGGCAAACGAGCCGTGATTATCGATCATGTGGGAAATTACGTGCGCTTCGGCTTGCCGGATATGGAGCGGGAATGGAGCCTGACGCCGAAGAAACCCGGTAAGAAAAAAGAAGAAACCGACTTTAAAATCCGACAGTGTCCAAAATGTTTTTTCACCCATGAATGGGCGCCCGTTTGTCCTCATTGCGGATTTGTTTACCCGATTAAGGAACACACGCTCGACGAAATCAAGACGGCCCATCTGGAACAAATCAAGGGTATTGTGTTGGATTACACCACACCGAACGAATGCGGCACCATGGAGGAGTTACAGGCATATGCGAAGAGAAATGGGTACAAGCCGGGGTGGTGCTATTTCCAGGCGAAACGGAGGGGAATTATTTGATTGAATCTGACATTCAAAACCGCATTCGTGTCGCTTTATCTCCACACGGTATTGTTTTCCGAACAAATTCCGGGGACTTCTGGCAAGGAGAACGTGTCTATTCGCGGGAATTCAAGCAAGACGTTTTAATTCATCTGCGACGTATTCAAGGACTGCCGAAAGGCTTTTCCGACCTGCTTTTCTGCGGGTATGACGGCCGCGCAGCGTTCGTCGAGGTAAAACAGCCCCGCGGTAGAACCAGACCGGAACAAACCGATTTTCTCGCGCTCATGCAGTCTTACGGGTATGCTGCTGGGATTGCCCGCAGCCCGGAAGATGCGTTATCAATCGTGCAACATAAATCCATATAACAGGGGGTTAAAAAAATCATGGCATACAGTGTAAATTACGACGAGGCGGCAGAAGGTTCAGACATTATTCCAGAAGGAGAATATGAGTGCATCATCAAGTACGCAGGGGAAGATGCTACTAAAGGCGGAACCATGTACATGGGCGTCACTCTGGTAGTCCGCAACGACGTCAACCAGCCTTGCAAAAACAAATACATCTGGCATCATATCTGGCAGAAAAAAGAACCGTCGCCTGCCGACCTTGCTTGCAGCGGATATTCGAGCAAACAGATCAATGCGGTTTCAAAAGCTGCAAAGCTTCCGAACGGCAAATCGTATGATTCCCTCGCTGACTGGGCCGATGGACTGAAAAACAAAATTGTCCGCGTTACCGTGGAACACGAGGAATACCAGGGCAAAACAAACGCTCGGGTAAAATGGGTAAACGAATCGAAATGCCCTGACTGCCAGCACAAATGGAAGGGCGCAGACAACGTTGCTGGAGAGGCCGAGTCCGCCACCGCAGCAGAAAACAATACAAACGAATTTCAGGAAGTGCCGACGACATCCAATGATGATCTGCCATTTTAAGCCGGGGAGCTGATTATTTTGTATGAATGTATCCCGCAGGAACTCCGCTCCGTCCCGAACTGGTGCTGCTGGCAGGCAGTGCCAGATCCCGGACGCCCGGGGAAAATCAAAAAGATACCGATCAACGCCCGCACTGGAAAACAGGCACAGTCAAATAACCCGGAGACATGGTGCAACTTTAGCGAGGCTGTAGCGGCCTCTGAAAGCTTTTCTGGCATCGGCTTTATGTTTACCGGTTCCGGCTTCTTCGGCGTCGACATCGACGGTGTGGAGGGAGCAATCGAGGACTATCGGCACGGAGAGGTGGATAACATCATTGCGGAATTTATTTTTACCTTGCAGTCTTACGCCGAATACTCGCAGAGCGGGCACGGCATTCATATCATCTGCCGGGGAAAACTTCCGGCTTCCGGCCGGCGCCGTAAGAATGTCGAAATGTACGATTCCGGCCGGTTTTTCATCATGACCGGAAACTGCGCGTCCGAATTTGCCGACATTGAAGACTGCACCGAGCGGATCAAATCCCTGCATGAAAAATATATCGGGTCCGGCACAGAGCCTACAACTGGCATTGCACCGACCGTGCCGTTGAATCTGTCGGAATCTGAAATCATCCGGCTTGCCGAGGATTCGAAGCAGGGCGAAGCGTTCCGCACGCTGTACGCTGGCAAGTGGGATACGATCTACACGTCACAGTCGGAAGCAGATCTCGGCTTTTGCAACATGCTCGCGTTCTGGTGTGGATGCGACGAGCAGCTCATGGACAAGATTTTCCGATCGTCCGGCCTGATGCGCGAGAAGTGGGACCGGAAGCAATCAGGGACAACATACGGAAAAATCACGCTGCAAAAAGCAATCAAAGACTGTGGAAAGGTCTATGAGCCTAAGTCGGAATATCATATCGTGATCGGGCAGCCTACAGCCGAACCGCCAAAAGAAAAGAAGCTCTATACCTTCGACGACACAGGCAATGCGGAACGTCTGACAGACGTTTTCGGCGACCGCATTCGGTACAGTTATGTCAACAAATCATGGCTTTACTATGACGGCCGCAAATGGTGTTTTGACGTGACCGGCGCGATCCACCGTATGGCCGATGAAATTATTGAAACTATGCGTGATGATATGGACTATTTTGTTAAAAATGCGCCGCAAAGCTGGGGCGACCCTGATGTGATCGAAAAAAATTTTATGAAACATTTGAAACAATCCAGGTCGAACCGCTCAAAAAGCTCCATGATCGCCGAGGCGCAGCATCATGTGCCGATTACGCCGGACCAGCTCGATACCCACAGAGGGGTTCTGTGTACGCCAAACGGGATTGTTAATCTAAAAACCGGCGAGCTACAGAATCATGACAAGGATAAATTCATCACTAAAATTACGACTTGCGAATTTACTGACAAGATCGATCACCCGCTGTGGGACTCATTTCTCGAAAGCACATTCGGCGGGGATCAGGAGCTGATTCACTACATACAGAAAGCCGTCGGCTATTCCCTTACTGGCTCAACGCAGGAACAATGCGCGTTTTTCTGCTATGGAACCGGAAGAAACGGAAAGTCAACTTTTCTCGAAACGATCAGCGATGCGCTCGGCGATTATGCAACAAATATCCAGCCTGAGACGATCATGGTAAAGCCCGGAACGAGTGGGCCGACGTCCGATATTGCCCGCCTGAAAGGCGCTCGTTTTGTCAACTGTGCAGAACCGAATGAGGGTGTCCGGCTGAATGAAGGTCTGGTTAAGCAACTTACCGGTGGAGATAAGGTCACGGCTTCGAAGAAATATGAAAACGAATTTGAATTTTACCCAGAATTTAAGCTCTGGATGTCCACAAATCACAAACCGGTGATCCGTGGGACGGACGTCGGCATCTGGCGCCGCATCTGTCTGATTCCGTTTACCGTCTGTATCCCGGAAGACAAGGTCGACAAGCATCTGAAATTCAAGTTGCGGTGCGAGCTTCCCGGCATCCTGAAATGGGCCGTCGACGGTTGTCTGATGTGGCAGAGAGAGGGACTAGAGCAGCCTAACGCGGTAAAGCAGGCGACTGCCGAATACCGCTCTGAAATGGATGTTATCAGTGCATTTATTGAAGAATGTTGTGAAGTTGGAGCCGGCGAAGAGTGGGACCGCGATTTATATGAAGCTTATGTGAAGTGGGCAAAAGAAAATAATGAGTACGAAATGAGCAGTCGGAAATTCAATACTGAAATGCTGAAAAAGTTTGAACGACGAGCATCAAGCGGAAAACGGTTCTTTCAAAAAGTTTCGCTTATTCTGTCCTGCAAAATTTATCATGGCCCAGTATTCAAAAATGCCTGAAAGAATTAAAACAGTGCACAAGTGCAGAAAAGTGCACGTTTCCCAGTACCTTTATATATATATACTTTCTTTTCTCTATAAGAGGTATAGAAACAACGTAAAATATGCACTTGTGCACTGAATAATGCAGTTTTCAGAAATATGAAAGGCGGTTAATGATGGATCAGAAATATTTATTGAAAATCAAGGCACGCGACAGTGCGGAGATTCCCGAAACAGCCGCACCGGTATTCCGTGACAGACACAATTTGCTTACCGAAGTGGAACAGCTGACGGAACAGCATAAATGTGACGCACATAATTTATCAGCCATGCAGACCACGCTTGACCAACAGGCGAAGAATTGTGAAAATCTGCTTGCCGCCAAAGATCAGCAGCTCGCAACGCTGAAAAAGGCGCTGGAACTGGCGTGTGAAGAGGTTACAAAACATACCAACGAGTGCCCGGCAAGCCTATATGGCGCTGAAATGTGCGAAAACTGCAATGATGATGACTGTGATTCAAACAAGGCAGATCGTTGGTGCGATTATTTCACCCAGCAGGCCGAGCAGTTAATGCGCGAAACGCACGGGGAGGCGGAGAAATGAATAATGAGCATCGTAAAGAATATACCGCAGGAGGTTACAGATTCGTTGAATGTACAGCTTGTGGGGCAAGATTTAATGCCGGACGCCCTTCAAACGGTCCTGGTGAACGATGGGCTGACGCTTTGAAAAATGAATGGTGGGCAAAGCATACAGGGCAAGTGCAAACCGAATATGCTCTTTCATTATGCGAAGAGGATATTCCTAAACTGTGCCCGAAATTGCAGGAGGTCAATCATGCCTAATATTAATCCGCTCGAAGCGGCTGAAAGATTGGAGCACTTGGCGTATTGCATTGAAAATAAGTATTTAGATTTGAAATGCACCGTAATTGGGCCGAAAGATATTCGTGCTCTCAAAGAATCCGCCTCAATGCTACGCCAAATCGCCGCAGGAGAGTATAAGCCGGTGGTACACGCACTGTGCCATACCCGATTTGATGGAGAGTCCAGAGTAGTGTAAAATAAAAGCACTACGAAAGGAAGTTCCATCATGGGAAAAAGCAATGGAAATCGGTACGACGAGGAGTTCCGGCAAGGAGCTGTGAAATTGGTATTGGAAAACAGGCAAAGCATCGCGGAAGCGTGCCGAAATCTGGGAGTGTCGAGAGGTACGATGGAACGTTGGCTTGCCGCTGAAGCGGACAGTCATAATGCCGACAAAGTCCGTTTGCAGCAATTGGAAAACGAAGTCCGCCAACTCCGTAAGGAAAAGGCGGATTTGGAAGATACGATAGATATCTTAAAAAAAGCGGCGGCCATCTTCAGTCAAAACCAGAGAAAAAGTACGAGATAATCCGCGAGCGCAGCGGGGAGCATTCTGTGGAGAAGATGTGCCTGGTCTTAAAAGTCTCCCAAAGCGGATATTACCGGTGGCTGGCTTGCCCGGAAAGCGCGACAAAGCGGGAAAATCAGGCGATCTATGATATGTTGAAAGGAAGCTACGAACAAAACAAAGGCCGAGTAGGCCTGAACAAATTACTGGACGACGTGCGTCTAAAGTTCCCTCGGTGCAGCCGCAACCGTCTTTACCGCATCCAGAAGAAACATGGGCTGTATTCTATTCGACACCGCAAATTCAAGGCCACTACGAATTCCAAACATAACTATCCTGTGGCTCCAAATCTTCTTCATCAGGATTTTCATGCCGACGCTCCCAACAAAGTCTGGGTAACCGATATTACCTACATCCGAACAGATGAAGGATGGCTGTATTTGGCCGCCGTTAAAGATTTATTTGATCGGCAAATTGTTGGATTTGCTACCGGAAGCCGGATTGACACGGATCTCTGCAAGCGGGCTCTGAATGCCGCAATCCGGCAATATAAGCCTGGACCCGGCCTGATTCATCATTCCGACCAGGGAGTTCAATATGCCAGTACAGACTATCAAAGATTCCTAAAACAAAACCATATCGTACCCAGTATGAGCCGAAAAGGCACACCATATGACAATGCCTGCGCCGAGTCGTTTTTCAGCACGATTAAATTGGAGATGATCTATCACGAACATTATGCAACCCGGGTACAAGCCCAATCTGCCATTTTTGAATATATTGAAGTCTTTTACAACCGGCAGCGCCGGAATGCCGCCATTGGCAATATCCCACCTGCCGAATTCCGACATCGTTTCTATCAGCGGCAGGCAGCATAGTCTGTATTTCCAAGATATTCTTTGATTTCAGCCGATTGCACTACTTCTTCCTCTCCGATAAATCGAGAACGGCTCACACACTGGAATTACACATCAAGGCCAAATGAGGATTGCATGGGCGGTAGTCATGGTGTAATAGAATGCTCACACTGCAAAGAAGATTACGGCGTGGAATATGATTATTGCCCTTCCTGTGGTGCTCTGATGGACGGAAAGGATAGTGATTCTGTTGCCAAGCAAGCGTGACCTGAAGCTGGACGAATACAACATCGGCAAATATGCTTATCGGGAATTACATAATTTCTGCCTGCAATATCCGTACAAAAAGCAGCGTTTGGCGGATTTGCGGAGCCCGTATCATTCGCCGGTAATTACTGGATTGCCCCACGGAAGTGACGCAGGACAGCCCACAGAGAACAATGCGGAGCGTGCGGCTGTGTTGTCCCATGACTGCGAAATGGTCGAGCAGGCGGCAATACAGGCGAGTTCGGAGGACTACCAGAATTTAATACGGGCAGTTACTCAGGATATGCCGTGGTACTATTTGCAGTCAGTCTTTGGGCTGAAAACAGCAAGACACGTTTTTGATGCCGAGCGTCGGTATTTTTACTATCTACTGGCAGGAAAGAAAAAAATTATTTAGCCTGGCGTTTATGGGACATACTTTTGTGATTTAATGATATCAGTGGAAGCACGGGATGATCTTCCATCTTTCAATTCCTCCCGGCGCCGTCGTTATGGGCGGCGCTTCCTATGCGGCAAGCCTGATGCGAATGGCTGTATGATATCGATCGTATGCGTACGGCCAGACGGAGTCCATCACTCCGGTGCCGCTTATTATGTCACCGGGCACGGAATCATCCGGGGCCTGCCGGTAGCCAGTCCGAGCGGTGGCACCAAGCGATATGCAAGCTGGTGTTTGCGCAAAGTCTTGGCGGGGTTCGATTCCCTAAGGCTTAAGGTTCGATTCCGTACGCCAATGGTTCAGGACTTTGCATCGCATTGATTATTCAGGACGACCTTCGGGCCGTTCTTTTTATATGCCTAAACCAGAGGTGATATTTTGCCCCAACGTATAGAACGCCCTTGCCGCGCTTACCTTTGCCCAAATACTACAAGCAATCCAAACGGCTATTGTGATGAACATCAGACGCAGGCACGGGAGCGTCGAGGCAATGCAAGAGAGCGTGGGTACACTTATGACTGGGAAAAAGCAAGCAAAGCATTTTTGAGAGAACATCCGTTATGCGTTGAATGCTTAAAAGAAAATAGGCTGATGCCTGCCGAGGTTGTCGACCATATCATTCCGCACAGAGGAAACAAAAAACTGTTTTGGGATAAATCAAATTGGCAACCGTTATGTAAACATCATCATGACCAGAAGACTGCGAGAGGATTGTAACATGGAAAATTTAGTTGGGAAAAGATTCGGACGTCTTAAAGTTATTGGCTTTAGTCACAAAGACAAGCGTGGAAAACCTTATTGGATTTGCCAGTGCGATTGCGGGAATACGACTGTTTCAAGAGCAGACAGTTTGAAATCCGGAAAAGCAAATAGTTGTGGGTGCTTATCTGCTGAAAGAATTGTTCGTGCCAACACTGTTCATGGCCGCTGCTCAAATGGTAAAAAGAATGGTGATGCAACCTACAGATCATGGCACAGCATGAAGCAACGATGCTGTGACCCTAACGCCGATCAGTATCCTCTTTATGGCAAACGCGGAATTAAAGTCTGCAATAGATGGTTACATAGCTTTGAAAACTTTGTAGCCGATATGGGCGAGCGCCCTGTTGGAACAACGATTGACAGAATTGATTCCAATGGGAACTATGAACCGGGTAACTGCCGATGGGCTACAGCAGAAGAGCAGAATAACAATACACGTAGCAACCATTTTATTTTATTCAGAGGAAAGACTAAGACGCTTGCCCAATGGTCGCATGAAGTGGGAATAAGCGAAAGTACTGTATCCAGCCGAATAGGCAGAGGATGGAAAAACGATAGGCTGTTTGCTTAATTGCCTGACCCCCAGGGGGAGTAAAAATCTCTGCGGCTTAGTCAGAGTGGACCGTCGTGCAACTCCCCACAAAACTTTTTCCCAAAATAAATAAATTCCGGAAATGGAGGTGTCCGAAGCATGGCACGACCCTCAAAACCGGTGCTCATGGTAGAAGGGCACCGCACAAAAGATGAAGTTGCCGCCCGGCGAAATGCTGAGGCGGCATTGCTGACTCATGTCCCGATGAAAATTCAGTTTAAGAAGAAAGAGCACAAGGCAGCGGCTAAGGAATTCAAACGGGTCAAAGCGCTGCTCGCGTCCATCGGGAAGGACGATGCGCTCTACGAACAGATCATCAACACTCACTGCCTACTTGTGGAGGAATGCGAACAGATTCAGGATGTCCGGAATCAATTTATCGACTCGAAAGAGGAATTGCAGCGGGATTATCAGACCGGTCTTACCGGCAATCCGGAAAAGGACGGTATTGCCGCGGCGGAGTATTACCGCCTGTTGGCAAAGCTGTCCGACAATGTTATCAACTGCGACAAGCAGCTCATGTCGAAGCGAAAAATGCTGCTTGATATCGACAAAGAAAACGTTATGACGGTGCAATCGGCCCTCCGGTCCATTCCGAAGAAGCCGGAGGAAAAGAAGAAAACAGGAATGGCCGCATTTATGGAGCATAGAGCGGGTGGAGGTTAATGTTCGATGAGAGAAAAGCCAACGAGCCAGTAGATTTTATCCAGCTCCTTCACCTCACGGATGATTTCTATGGACAGCCGTTTGTGCTGCAACCGTGGGAAAAAGAAGTCATTCGTGACGTGTATGGAACGCTGAATGATCGTGGATATCGCCAATATTCCTACGCTTATCTGGAAATCCCAAAAAAGAACGGAAAAACGACGCTGATTGGCGGCCTTGGCCTTAATCACCTCATGTGCGACGGTCCTGGTGGTCAGATTTATTGTTGTGCGGCAGATCGTGAGCAGGCATCGCTTGCTTATAATGCCATGCTTCAGATGATTGATCAAGATGAGGATCTGCAAGCAACGCTAAAAGTCAAGGACAGCGCGAAATATATTGAGAACACCGAGACTAAAACGTTCTTGAAAGTTCTTTCTGCCGAGGCTTACACAAAGCACGGCCTTAACCCGACTGTTGTTATCTTCGATGAACTCCACGCACAGCCGAACCGTGATTTGTGGGACGTTATGACATTCGGCAGCGGAGCAGCTCGCAAAGAAACGCTATACTGGATTATCACGACGGCCGGCGATGACCCGGACCGCACGTCCATAGGCTGGGAAGAACACGAATACGCCCGCCGAGTACGCGACGGGGAGATTCAGGATCCGTATTGGTATGTAAAAATCTATGGCGCGCCGGAAGATGCAGACATATTCGATGAAAAAACGTGGTTCGACTGTAATCCGTCGCTTGGTGTGTCGATTGATATTGACAAGGTCAGGCAGGAAGCCACTGCCGCCCGGAACAATCCGGCCGCGGAACGGCTTTTTCGATGGTTGCGTCTCAATCAGTGGAACAAAAATAAAAAGCGCGGATGGTTGCCACTTACCTCATGGGACACGACGACCGGCGATTGGACACGGGAAGATCTTCGGGGCTGCTATTGCTACGGGGGCCTTGACTTGGCGACCACATGGGATATGAACGGGTTTGCCCTGATTTTCCCGCCACAAAAAGGTTGGAAGGATTACCGGGTGATTTTTGATGCTTGGATCCCGGAGGACAACATGAAAGAGCGCGTTCGGCGCGACCATGTGTCATATGACGAATGGGCACGGAACGGGTTTCTGCAAGTGACCGACGGAAACGTTACCGATTATTCGGCTGTCCGGGCGAAAATTCAGGAATATGCCAAACTATACCGGATTCGAGAGCTTGGTTATGATAAATACAACGCAACAGAAACGGCGCTGATGTTGCAGGCGGCCGGCGTCAAGATGGTGCCGGTTGATCAGACGATTCTCGGCATGTCACCGTCCATGAAGGAGCTGGAAGAAATGTTCAAGCGAAGCGAAATGAACGTCAAGAAGAAGACGGCCCCGCTGATTACTCATGAGGCGAACCCGGCGGCGCGCTGGTGCTTCGGAAACGTCAACATCAGCATGGACGGTAAGGAAAATTACATGCCGATCAAGGACAGCAAGACGGAGCGCATTGATATTTTTGTGGCGATGGTGGATGCGATGGCCCGCCTGCTGCCGCACATGGCGCGACGGAGCGCCTATGCAGAACACGGGGTGATTGCAGTTTGAAATTTCTGAATCGGGTAAAAACATTTTTTAAGAACCTTTCGACCTTGGCAAAGCCGTCGCCGGAGCTGCGTTCTGCTCTCGGTGCGATCCTGTCCAAAGTTGGGATCCATATCAACGCAAAAAATGCCCTGCAAACAACGGCTGTGTTCGCGTGTGTCCGGCTTTTGTCTGAAAGTATCGCGTCCCTACCGCTGTTTTTATGTCGTAAAACTGAAACGGGTAAAGAAAAGGCAACGGACCTGCCGCTGTATGGTGTGCTGCATGACGTACCGAACCCGGAAGCGGATAGCTTTCAATTCTGGCAGGCATTTGTGGCAAACATGCTGATTTATGGCCGCGGCTATGCCGAGGTTGTGCGAAATAATGCCGGGCAGGTTGTTCAGATGTGGAATATCACGACGCCTTATGTCAAAGTACAGCGGAATTCCGACACTCAGGAGCTTGAATATGCCGTTACGCCATCCGGAAAAGAGCAGTTTATTCTTTCAAAAGATCAGATTTTCCGTGTAGATTGGTTCTCAATGGACGCGCTTAATGCTTTCAAACCACTGGAATTAGCGCAAAATGCGATCGGTTTAGGTGTAGCTGCAGAGGAATTCGCCGCTGATTATTTCAAAAATGGTGCGAACGTGGGCGGCGTAGTGACCTATCCTGAAGTGATGAGCGACGATGAGGCAGAACGCTTTCGAAAAGATATCCGAACGAAATATGAGGGGTTAAACAAAACCGCACGGATCATGTTTCTCGAGCAAAACAGCACATTTCAAAAAATCAGCAACACCCCGGAAGAAAGTCAGATGCTCGAAACCCGGAAATTTCAGGTTGAAGAAGTGGCCCGGTTTTACAACGTACCGCTGCACATGATCGGCGATCTCGACCACGCGACATTTTCCAATATTGAGCAGATGTCTCTGAACTATGTGATTTATACTCTTCGCCCGTATCTCGTTCGCATCGAACGAGCCGCCGCCGCGCAACTCTTGACACCGTTGGACCGTCAGACACTGTTTGCAAAGTTCTCAGCGGATGCTTTACTCCGCGGGGATTATTTGTCACGGATGCAAGGCTACGCGCAGGCAAGGCAAAACGGTTGGATGTCCGCTAACGATATTCGAGACCTGGAAGACATGAGCTCTATACCGACGGAGCAGGGCGGTGACGCCTATCTAGCGAATGGCGCGTTGCGCAGTCTGACCGCGCTGATGAATGCGCCGGCGGAATCTACAAAGAACGGGGGTGATAAAAATGGCAGTTGAAGTAAAAGGGTACATTGTACCGGATGATGACCAATGGATTTATGATTGGTTTGGTATCGGAACGACTGCACCGCAGAATATCAAGCAGGCAATTGCAGAAGCAAACGGCGCACCGCTGGATGTGGAGATTTCCACCTGCTACGGTGGCGATGTATTTTCCGGGTCTACCATGTATTCGGCGCTTCGCGGCTATAAGGGCGGCGTACATATCCACATCACCGGGCTTGCGGCATCTGCTGCGTCAGTTATTGCGATGGCAGGGCCGTCCGATATGTCACCGACCGCCCAGCTGATGGTACACCGCGTGTCGTCATCGGCGGATGGAAATTACCATGCAATGGACACCAGCTCGGCGGCGCTGCAGGAAGCGGACAAGGCAATCGCGGCAGCCTATGTTGCAAAGTCCGGTATGGCTGAAAAAGATGCGCTGAAGCTGATGGACAACGAAACATGGGTTACTGCGGCCCATGCGGTTGAGCTGGGGCTTGTGGATAAAATCTCCGACGCTGCAGCGCCACAACTCATAAATGCGGCTTACGGTCTGCCGCTCCCTCGTGCCGTAATCGAAAAAACTCGCGCTATGCTGGCCGAAAAGAAGGCGAGTGCTGGTGAGAAGCCGGAACCTGCAGAACCGCAGCCCACTACATCGGCGGAGCCCGACGCGCAAGCGCTTGCGGTTGCAAAAGCAAAGTTAAACCTTATCGAAAAATCCATGAGTTTTTAGAAAGAAGGAATTTATATGACCCTTATTGAAAAAAGGCAAAAGCTGGCTGCCCTCGTCAAAGATGCCCGCGTAAAGCTGGACGCCGGAGATCTGGAAGCCTATAACAAAATGGACGCCGGCATTGATAAACTTGATGCCGAAATCAAAGCAGAGGAAAAGCAGCAGGCCCGAGAGGACGCGCTGAAAAAGATTCCGGAACCCGCGAAAGGCAAGGCAGAGCCGCAGGGACAGCGTAAAACCCAAAAAAATCACTGCAACCGCAGAGTACAAAAAAGCGTTTTTCAATGCGGTGCGTGGCGGGATGAGCTCCCTGACCGGAGAAGACCGGAAAATCCTTAACAATGTTATGTCTACTGGCGCCGACAGCGGTGGAATGCTTGTGATGCCGGAAGAAATGGAAAATTCCGTGCGTGCTCTGCTCACAAAGCGGGTTGTCATGCGCCGTCTGGCGAGCACTCTCACTCTGACAGCCGATCGGAAGATTGTCCTTGCATCGTCCTATGGCGCTGCGAACTGGATCGGTGAAAACGGGGCCTATCCGAAAGTCGATGACAGCTATGGGACTGTGACGATCGGAAATCATAAACTTGGCAAGATCATCCCGGTATCTGAGGAACTGCTTCATGATTCCGAGTTCGATTTGACGGGCCTCATTTCTACCAGCTTCGGACGTGCATTTTCGGAAGGCGAAGAGGATGCGTTTCTCAATGGTGATGGCACTGGTAAACCGAAGGGTGTCCTTGTGGATGCGCAGATTGGTGTTACTACGGCAGCATCGACGGCAATCGTCGCTGACGAATTGCTTGACCTGTTCTATTCTCTAAAAGCTGCCTATCGTCAGAATGCCACATTCCTTATGAGCGACGGTGCAGAGAAGGTCCTTCGCAAGCTGAAAAACGCTACGACCGGAGATTACATGTGGCAGCCTGGCCTTACCTCCGATCAGCCGAACACACTGCTTGGACGTCCGGTTGCGGTCTCTGATTTCATGCCGGCGGTCGCTGCAGGAGCGAAAGCAATCGCGTTTGGTGATTTCTCGCAGTATACCATCAAGGACACGCTCGGAATGCAGATGCAGGTTCTCGACCAGCTTTACGCCGAAAACGGTCAGGTTGGTTTCAAGGGCAACGAGCGCACTGACGGCAAACTGGTTGTTCCGGAAGCCGTGCAGGTCCTGCAGATGAAAGCGGCGTCGTAATGAAGATTAAAATTCTAACTTGCTGTGCCGGCCTGAAATTCTCATATTCTGTTGGCGAAACTGTTGATGCAGACGAAGCGACAGCAAAGGATCTGATTCAGGCAGGGCACGCAAAGGCAGTCGGCGGTAAGCAAGGGGTGCCGACTGCTGACCCACCGGAGGGAGCTGAGACGGATGGTAAAGGTAATAGCACCGCCAGCGGAGGAGCCGGTAACACTGGCGGAGTTCCGGGCGTGGATGCAGGGATTGCCGATCAGCACGGAACAGGAACCGATGGTAAACAGTCTGCTAAAAGCAGGACGTGAAGAAGCCGAGGCATACCAGAACGCCGCGTACTGTGAACAGACGTTGCAGCTTACCGTTGAGCCGGAGCCTCCGTGCCCCGACATTCCACGTGCGATTGTGCTACCCCGTCCACCGTTCCGCGAGCTGAAAAGCGTCACGGCGACATTACCGGATGGTACACAACAGGATGCGGCGGCACAGTTTGAAGTGCATAACGATGGCGGGCCTGCGGAGCTGGTTCAGAAACCGGGCAGCAATGTACCGGTTTTTTGCCGGCTGCAAGTCACCTATACGGCGGGTTATGACACAGTGCCGGAGAAGGTCAAGCAGGCTATTTTCCTATATGCAACATGGGCATGGATGCACCGGGGCGGCGATGAGTCTGTTCCGGCTGCGTTTTATGCGCTCCTCTCGAAGGGGCGGGTGGTGCCGGTATGATTAAGGATCCCGGTGAAATGACCGCCCGTATCCGTATTCAGCAAAATTTCCCGACCGGTACAGGTATCCACAAAGAAGACCATTGGATAGACCTCGGTAACAAATCCGAATCTAACCCGCCGCAGTGGACTTATGCGAAGTGGGAAAACGTCCACGGTGCAGAAGCATGGACGGCAAGCAGCGTACAGGCCACGGCCCCGGCGACCGTCAGTGTATGGTACGATTCCCGGATTACCCGGATGTGCCGTGTTGTGGACGATGCCGGAATCATCTACCGGATTACAAGTCTCGACGATATCCGCCGGGAACATCGGCAGATTGAAATGAAAGTGCAGGCGAGCGTCAATGGGTCATAAATACGGTCGGTCTGCGTTGTCCGCAACCATTACCATGCCGAATCTGGACAAATACCTCGAGAAGATCCAGGCCGCCGGGAATAACGTTGACGATGCCTGCAAAGAAGCTGTGAACGCTGCCTTGCCGATCGTGGAGAAATCCATGAAAGCGGGTGCCGAGCGGCACCGCAGAACCGGCGCCGTGGTAAACGCTATTGAAGTGACGCCCGCAAAGCAGGAAGGCAATTACATCTACGGCTCGGTTGGCATCGACATGGATAAGCACCCGGAAGCGTTTGAGGGCGTTTTTCAGGAATACGGCGACGGTCACTCTCCGTGTTTCCCGGATCCTTTTGTCCGCCCGACTATTGACGATAACCGCAAGGAAATTCTCGCTACAGAGCGGGGCGTGCTGAAAAAGAAAGGGGTGCCGATTGATTGAGTAAATGGATGGACACCGCAGAATCGGTGTTCACGCAGTTTCAAAAGAACACGGGTATTCCTTACGATTTCGAGCGTTGGGAAACTGACCCGAATCAGCCGCTTGCCCCACAGCTCCCTGACCGGTTCATTACTTATTTTTTGGTAGACGATGAAGGTAAGACATGGGCCGACGGCGTGGAAACGAGCCACGAGCCGCGGATGCAGATCAGTTTTTACACCCGGAACAAATCGGATATGCTGACCGTCCCGGATGAAATCGAGCAGGCGATTGTTGCCGCCGGTTTCACCCGCGGCCCGGTCGGCCACATCCCATATCAGCCCGACACCGGCCATTATGGCTGGCGGCGGGATTTTTATTTTTACGAAAGAAGGTAAAGTACATGAATTCAGAGTATGGTGAACTTGTCAATCTGGACAGTCTGCATTATGCAAAAGTCCTGAATGATACAGCAGACAGCTACCAGGCGGATACGAATAAGTATCTTGCCCCCGCCGCCGAGATGAAAAAAGAAGCCAAAGTTGATACGGCGACCCGCTATTATGACGGTAAGCCGATGTTTTCCAGTTCAAGCGAAGCCTCGACAGACGTCACGCTGACGGTTTCCGGAGTGCCGTCGAAAAAGGCGGCAGAGCTGACCGGAAAGCCTTATGACGCAACGCGCGGTATTATGATTGATACCGGCGACGTCTCTAATGCGCCCTATTATGCATATCCGCTGCGGGCAGCTTGGGCGACGGCGGCTACCGGTATTATCAGTTTCTCAAAGGACAGTTTTCACTCGGTGCTGAGACCGCGAAAACCAAAGAGGAAAAGTTACGGCCAGCACGGTCGAGCTTACCTATACCGGTCTCGTAACAATCACGAATTTCACATGCCGGATGGCTCAAAGAGCGGTACAAAGGGTTCAGGCCGATACGACCGATGCGGCATTTACCGGCGACGGAGCGTGGTTCTCGCAGGTGCAGACGCCGGAAACGCTCGGTAAGCCCGGTCGTGCTGACAATGACGTCGAGCCCGGTCAATAAGCGACCAGCGTCGCGCGGCGGTCAAGCCCGTACTGACGTTCAGCAATTCGCTGGCAGCCGATGCAGTGACTATCGTTAAGGCAGACGGAACGCTCGTTGCCGCCGATAAGTCCTACGACTCGACCGGAAAGTGCTGACGATTACGCCGAGCGCCGCGCTTACATCGGGCGCAACGTACTCGATTATTGTTGCTGGTGTGGCTGACGTGTTCGGGCAGTCGTTGGACACGACGGCAATTAAATTCACAGTGGCATAAACCTTGGCCCGGTTCATCCGGGCCTTATATGCGTAATCCGGGCGCACGAACCCGGAAAACGGAAAATAAAATTATGGAGGAATTATCATGCTGAAAAAGCCGATTGAATTGCATATCTACGACGAAGAAAATCAGAAAGTCAAGGACACCTATAAACTGTGCATTCTGCCTTGGGGCGCCACGAAAAAGATTATCAGTGCTATGGCGTCACTTGATGAAAAGGCCACGGAGCAGGAGATCGTCGATAAATTCGATCCGGTGATCTGCGATATATTCCAGAACAAATTCGACGCTGAAACGCTTGATGCACATGGTGACACCGCCGAAGTAAAACAGGTAATTGCGGCGCTGATGGCGGAAATCGAGGAACGTGACCCAAACGCGGCAAAGGAGCTACAGAAAAAAGTAGCTCCCAAAAATACGATCCCGACTGGTGGTGCGGCTGCGAACTCGTAATGCTCGATATGCTCAAGCATTACACATTAGAGCAACTACAGGAGACCGATATTGATTTGCTGCTTCCACTCTATTCATGGTACTGCCGACAGCACGAAAAGCCGGAGGAAACGCCCGCCGGGCAGAATGTCGTTATGCGCGACGGCAAACCGTATGTTGTGAAAACGGCTGATGAAATCGGAAACATATTTTGACGATAGGGGAAAACGGTGCTACAATGTAGTCAAAATATGGATGGGGGCAGCGGAATGAAACAGATTGAAGGCCTGACCGAAGAAAACGGCGTTGTCTACTATGAGCATAACGGCGAAAAGATCAATTTGACCGAAATCGGAGACGAGTGCGGGCAGATGCACATGACAAAGGCAATAAATACGCTCACCGAGAAAACCGGCATGGAGCGGAAACTTGCGACAAAGCTCATGAGCCGCGAATATTCTCTGACACCGCCGAATCGTGCAAAAGATCAGGCTCTTGACGAAGAAATCGCCCGCTTGAAAGAAGCAAAGCGCCAGGTTAAGGAAATTGCGGCGCAGCGGAAAGCAAGCCGTTGAAAATTAATTAATCGAAAATCCGTCCTTCGGGGCGGATTTTTTACGCCCTTTTTAGGAGGCATCAAACAATGTCGGCAACAAGTGAAAACAATCTCAGCGGGTCTGTAGGACTTGACGTAACGGGGCTGAAAACGGGCGTAACACAGCTTGTCGCACAAATGAAATCCATTGAAACGAGCTTCCGCGCCTCCGCTGCCGTTATGGGCAACTGGAGTAATTCCACGCAGGGACTTTCCGAGCGGGTGTCGTCACTGCGGGAAAAGCTTTCCTTACAGCGTGAAGCCCTAACTCGAATTAATTCTGAATATCAGAAAACTGTCACGGAACAAGGGGCGGGCAGCAAATCAGCACAAAGCCTTGCAAATCAGATGTTCGACATGGAAAAGAAAATTTCCAGTACCGAGGGACAGCTCAAAAAGTACAGTACTTCTCTCCAGACGGTACAGAAAGAGGAAAAGGAAAATTCCACGGTAACGGGGCAGCTCGGAAAATCATTCATGGAAATGGCTGAAAAGTCTCGGCAGTCCACATCAAAAATTAAAGAACATTTCAGCAACCTTAAAAGTTCTATCACAGGAGCAATTGCCGGAATTGTCGCGGGAATGTCGTTGAAAGAAGTTATCGCGGATACCGATGCCGCTGAGAAGAATCTCTCACAGATGGACGCCGTGTTGAAGTCTACGGGCGACGCTTCCGGGATGACTAAAACTCAGCTTGTCGAGTTGGCGGAAGCGCAAAGCAAGGTAACGACCTATTCCACCGAAACAACCGAAAAAGCTGAAAATATGCTTTTAACTTTTACAAAAATCGGCAGCGACGTATTCCCCGAAACGGTAAAAGCGACTGAGGACATGGCAACGGCTATGCACATGGACGCTACACAGGCGGCGCAGCAGCTCGGCAAAGCCCTGAATGACCCGGCAACCGGGTACACAAAGCTGCAGCGTATCGGCGTGACGTTTACGGCCTCGCAAGTCCAGACCATAAAGGCAATGGAAAAGGCAGGCAATACTGCTGGGGCACAGAAAATCATCCTGCAGGAACTGGAAAAGGAATATGGCAGCAGTGCAAAGGCCGCAGGCTCTACCCTTACAGGACAAATCCAGATCATGCAGAACAATGTAAAGAGTGCGGGTGTGCAGATTATGGGGGCCGTGTTGCCAATCGTACAAAATATCCTGCCGTCTTTTGTGAAAGGCATTCAGGGCCTTGCGGTGCAGGTCATGGCGCATAAAAGTGAAATTGTCGCCGCTTTTACCGCCGTCGGAAACGGCATAAAAACCGTTTTTGGCTGGGTTGAAAGCCACGGGCAGTTGGTGAAAAATCTCGTAATCGGGATTGCCTCGGCGGTTGGAGTGTGGAAAGCCGCTATGCTGACTGCGAATGTCGTACAAGCGGTGAACAATGCTCTGACGGTAACAGCAGCAATCAGCACGGGCGGTCTAAAAGCCGGTGAAGAAGCCCTCGCCGCTGCCAAAGGTAGCACGACGCTTGCAACGATGGCACTCAGTGCGGCGACAATAAAAGATACGGCGGTTAAAATTGCGCACGCGGTTGCAACAAAAGCATCGACTGCCGCACAAACATTATTCAATGCTGCCTTGAGCGCCAACCCGATTGGTATTGTAATCACTCTGATTGCGGCTCTTGTTGCGGCTTTAGTGGTTTTGTTTAACAAAAATAAAGCGTTTCATGACTGGGTGATTAACGCATGGAATACAATTAAGTCCCTTGCTGGTACGGTCGGGAACGGTATCAAAAATGTCTTTACCGGAGCTTGGAGCGGTATTGTTTCCGGCGCAAATGCGGCAAAGGCCAACACCATCAGCGCATTTAACGGCCTGAAATCCGGCCTGACAACCGCTATGAACGCGATTAAAACCGCCCTGACAACCGCTTGGAATGGAATCGTCTCCGTTGTCAAAGCAATCATTCAGCCGTTTATCAACGGAATCCTTGATTTCTGGCGGAATATGCAGACGGGCATATCTAATATTACGGGCGGCATCAACAATATGCTTAGCGGCGCATGGAAAGTAGTCTCAAATGAATTACTTGGCGGAATTCTGCTTTTCATTGACACTTTGAAGGGAATATTTACAGGCAACTGGACACAGTTTAATTCCGATTTGCAGCATGTTCGGGACAACATTCGTGCGGGTACGCAGCAGTTTTTATCCGGAATAACACAATTTTTCACCGGATTCGTGCAAACAGTAATATCAATTTTTCAAACTGCATGGACGCATCTCACCGAAAACATCACGCTTGCGTGGAATGGGATTAAAGCCGTTACCACGACCGTCTGGAATGCGATTGTTGCATTCTTTTCCACGACATGGGTAAATATCGGCAACGGCATCAAATCCGCATGGACGGGCTTCTGGACGACAATCGGAAATCTGTGCAATACCATCAAAACGGGTATCATCAATATCTGGAATTCAGTAATTAGCTGGTTCCGTAATTTGCCGGGAACGCTTCTCACCATCGGCGCGAACATGTTCACGTCGATGCAGACCGGCATAAACAGCACAATCAGTAATGTAGTCAATGCGGTTAAGACCGGAATCGGTGCAGCTATCGACTGGATTAAAGCCCTCCCGGGTGAAGCTGTTCAGTGGGGCGAGGATATCATTAACGGGATTGTCAACGGAATCAAATCTGCTGCCTCTGCCGTCGGCGACGCGGTAAAGGGCGTAGCACAGGATATTCGAAAGTTCCTCCACTTCTCCGTGCCGGATGAGGGTCCGCTTGTTGATTTTCCGAATTGGATGCCCGACATGATGGCCGGCTTTGCGCAGGGCATTGAAGCAAACAAGTACAAGGTCGTTTCGGCCATGCACAGCCTCGCGGCGGATATGTCAATTGCTCCTACGGTGCGGCCCGCCTACGCTGGCACGTACGCAGCGCCGCGTGTGCCAACTGTTGCCGAAAGCGTTCAGACCGCGGTAAAGGGCGGGAATATCACGATACAAAATGTGTACTATACGAAGACACCATCTGCGTCTGAAATCTCACGGCAGCAAAAAGACGAGTTACGCCGTCTTGCTCTCGGGTTTTGAGGAGGACAAATGTTTAAACTTACTTATACCAATTCGGAGGGGCAGAGCGTAAAGATTGGGGCCGCCCCTCCGATTATGCTTTCAAAATGTACTGGAATTGAAGGTGCAAAGAATTCGGTTTCTACAGCAAAGGCCCCGGAACAGGATGGGGAAACCTTTACCGGCATGTCGCTTGACAAAGGCGAACGAACTTTATCTGGATCTATTTGCGTTTCAAGCAGCACAGAAGTCGAATCGTACCGGCGGCAGCTGATTACAGCGTTCAATACAAAATTATCCGGTACGCTGCAATTTAGCGACCGCGGCACTAGAATGATGAAATCGTGCGACTGCAAAACTGAGGACATATCATTTGGAGATCCAAACGGACAAATTATTGACTTCGATGTCACTCTCCTTTGCCCGAATCCTTTCTGGCATGATATCGCGGAATCCGTCGATGAAATCGCCCTGTGGCTGCCGAAATTTGAATTTGACTCTGTAAACGGTTTTGAAATTGATTCGGAGGACGGCATGGAGTTTGGCGAGCGCGCCCCATCGCTGATTGTGGATGTACAGAATCCCGGCGACGTGCCGTGCGGGATGAAGATCATCTTCACCGCACTCGGTACGCTGACCAATCCAAGCATTTTTAATGTGAATACCCGCGAATATTTCAAGATTACAAAAACCATGCAGGCGGGCGAAACTATCGAAATCGACACGAAATTCGGGCAAAAAGGTGTAGCAGGATATCTCAACGGTGAAACGCTGAATTACTGGAATTATGCTGATCTGCCGGACAGCACATTTTTACAGCTACAGCCGGGAAGTAATCCGCTGCGGTACAATGCCGACAGCGGGCTTGATAATCTCGATGTGACGATACGGTATTCGCCGCAATATCTGGGGGTGTAATTACGGAAATCTACATATATGACCGGTCTGCCAATCAGCTCGGCATGATCGAGGCAATCACGTCGCTCCAATGGCAGCGCTGGTATTACAAACCCGGCGAATTTGAGCTTGTCTGTCAGATCCCGAAAAGCATCGATGACGCGGTCGCGTTGCTTGTCCTGCTGCGGAAAGGCAACATCATCTGGCCGAAAGGTAAGGACGAGGCCGGGTATATCAATTATTGTCACCTTGGAAAAGACGACAAAGGGCAGGAAACCGTTGACGTCAAAGGGTATTTTCTGACCGGTTACACAAAGCGTCGAATTGTGTGGGATAGCCTGTATCTGACCGGTACGGCAGAAACCGTCATGCGGACGCTGGTCGACAAAAACGCAATTAGCCCCACGGATACCAAGCGGGTGATCCCGCTGCTGTCGCTCGGCACTCTGCATAATCTCGCACCGGCCGGAGTTTACCAGACGCCGACGGACAAGCGCGACAACCTCGCGGACGCGCTGGAAGCCCTCGCCACGGCGGGGGACGTCGGGCAGCGTACCTTATTCGACCCGCACGGAAAGACAATGCAATACGAAGTCTGGCAAGGCCTTGACCGCACGGTGGGACAGTCGGCGAACCCGCGCGCGATCTTCTCGCAGGAATATGAAAACGTGCTGACGCAGGAGTACACCAGTTCTGACGACGATCTGAAAAACGTTGCCCTGGTCGATGGGAAATACACGTACACTTACGAAGCAGCCGTTATCGGTTCCGACGGTCAGCCGGAAAAAAATGATGACGGATCCGTTAAAATGGAAACCAAAGAAGCCGAAATGCCGGTATCAACCACAGTGGGGGACTCGTCCGGCCTTAACCGCTACGAGGAATTTGTCGGGTCCAGCAGTTCCAGCAAGATCAGCGGCACGAACGGTGCGGCGGATACATACCTGTCTCAGGCGGATTTTATGAATCTGTTGACGCAGGACGGCAGCAAGGACCTCGCTCAGCACGTTAAAACGAAGACGTTCGACTCCACAATCAATCTACAGGGAAATTTGAAATATCAGCAGAATTGGGATCTGGGCGATATGGTGACGTTTGTATCAGACCGTTGGGGCCTGCAGCTCGACACCCGGATCACCGGGGTCAAAGAAATTTATGAATCATCCGGACTGTCTCTGGACGTGACATTTGGCAACGACGTTCCGACGATTTTGGACAAAATCAGGAAGGCGATGAAATAGCTTGGAACATTATTTTCCTTTTAACAGCGTGAATCACGACCGCAGGTATTTCGATGAAGATTTCGCGCGGTATTTCAAGCCGATCCTGACGAACGGCGTCTTTCCGTCGCCGTCGAACACTCTGCAGGTGACGGCAGACGGCAACAGTATGAAAATATCCGTGCAGCCCGGAAATGGCTGGATTAACGGTCGGGGCTACAACAACGATGCAGCATGGTATTATCAGCTTACCAACGCCGACGGTGCGACAAATCGTATTGATCGGATTGTACTGCGGTGGAGCAGAGCAGACCGGTCAATCACGCTCGCGGTGAAACAGGGTACTTTTGCCACGGCTCCGACCGCATCGGCCCTGCAGCGGGACGATGATATTTACGAGCTTGCCCTTGCGGATGTGTATGTTGGCGCGGGTGTGACAAGTGTCACGCAGGCCAATATTACAGACCTGCGCTTAAATAGTGACCTGTGCGGCCTTGTGTGCAGTATTTTCACGCCAAACACGACACGCTATTATGACCAGATTACCGCCGACCTTGCGGAATTCAAGGCATCAAATGAAGCTGATTTTTCAAAATGGCATGATGCCAAATATGCCGAATTCGAGAATTGGCTTTCCACGATGCAGGATATCCCGCCTGCAGATGCGGCGGCTTACCTGCAAGGGCAAATCAACAGCAGAGCGTACTCAAAGCTGGACTGTAAAAAGACCGGGACGGTCTATGCCTTGTCCGGTCTTACTGTAGCGTCCGGGCTTGTGCCATGCGTTTTCAAGGCCGACGCGGATTACAATTTTGGCGACACCTTCACGATGGACGGCGACGCGATAACCGTAGCTTTGCCGGACGGCAGCGGGCTGGAGGATGGATTTTTCAAGGCCGGAACTGTGCTAACCGGTGTTTATGATACCGACAGCAAGACGCTAAATTTTAAGTCGGGCGGCAGTGATTATGATACGCTGCCCGCCCAAGTAAGTAATTTTTACGCAACGCGCAACAACGCCAAAAACGCACTGACATGGACAAACCCCGACGATACGAATTTTGCAGGCGTACTGATTTTAAGAAAGACTGGTGGTTATCCGCAGCGCCCGTCAGACGGCGACCGTGTGTACTCTGGCACGGGTACCACCTATACCGACACTGGCCTTACCAACGGCACGCAGTATTATTATCGTGCCTATGCCTATAACAGTAAAAAGCAGTACCAGACGCTGTACTGTGTGGCGACGGGGACACCAAGTGACACTACAGCAATTGGGACATTACCTGTTAGATCACTTATCGGATTTAAGAAAAATGATACCGAAATTCCATACATTGTTGTCCATCAAGGCTTACCAGATAATTATGATAGCTCGTGCAATGGAACATGGCTTTTAAGAAAAAATATTTACATGAATAAAAGAATTGATAGCAAACAGGAGGCAGTTTATGACAATAATCCTGAAATAGCGACGTTTTTAGACGATACATTTTTTACCTTTTTCCCCCAAAATGTACAGCAAAAAATCAAAACCGTAAAAATACCAGGACATAGTCTTTCGGAGCATAAGGTGTTTCTACTTGGAGCGGTAGAAATAGGAGTTAATTATGAAAGCTTCAATATTGGCTCCTTGGAAAAAACAAAACTGGATTATTTTAACAAGTACGATATTAATACTGGGCCATCTGCGGATAAAGTTGCACTGTATAATAATAATTCATCTAAATGGTGGCTAAGGACGTGGCATTATGTTGGAAACAATGCAGAGGAAGACACGTTTTATGTAACCGAAGATGGCGAAGTTTCTGGTACAAATGATACGACACAAGAGTATGGAATACGTCCAGCTATTGTAGCCGCTAATGATATCAAAGTAACAATGGAACCAGATGAAAACGGCTATTATGCAGTAATGGAATGAGGTGAAAAGATGCTTGAAAATTTTATGAATCTCAACGGTATTTGGACACCGGTGCTGATTGTCACGTCTGACACAGCGCAGACATACGGCGACACGATCACGGACGGCAATATCCGTTATACCGTCACGCCGCTGAAATCCACACAGGCCGATGGCAAATATACCTATTATTTTGTCATCCGTGGCAAAGAGCGGCTTGTGCTGCCCGACGACGCAAAGCAGCAGATCGCCACACTGCAATCTGCCAATACCGCTTTGGGGCAACAGGCCGCAGCGCTGACGCTTGCCAATACATCGCTCGGCAAACAAGTAAGCCAACTCACACTTGCCAATACCACACTCGGTAAGCAGGTTGCGGCATTATCAATTAAGATGGGAGGAAAATAATTATGGATTTCTGGACAGCAGCGTGGAAATTTGGTTGGGCTGACGCAGCCACGATGCAGGAGGCCGTACAGGTTGGCTGCATCACGTCCGCCGACTACAAAACGATCACCGGCACGGAGTACACCGCGCCGACAGGAGGGACTACATAATGCTTGGCATCGACATCTATAATCGCACCCGCGTAAACGGCCTTGACCTTGCGCGGGTAAAGGCGGCCGGGTACGGCTATGTTATCGTCAAGGCAACGGAGGGCGTGGACTACACCGACCCGTCCTTTACCGCTAACGTTGACGGTGCGCGCGCGGCGGGTCTGCTTGTGGGCGCTTACCATCTGCTGCGGGCGACGCCCATCGACCAACAGGCGCATGATTTTATCGCGTCAATCAGCGGGCACGGCCCATACTGCTGCCTTGCAATCGATGTGGAGGACGTGGGCGGCCCGGAGCTATCCAACCTCGGCAAGGCGGCCATTATGGACCGCATCCTTACGATTTACCGGGCAGTCCGGGCCGCTGGATACACCTGCCCGGTGTACGTCTACGCCTCGGCGGCTTGGCTGCGCAGTCTGATCGACGTCACGGCCTGCCGCAAGGCCGGGTTGCTTATCTGGATGGCCGCGTACAGCAACGACACTCCGGACAGCACTGACAGATCAGCGGACTGCGATATGTGGCAGTGGTGCAGCGACGGCAAAGTACCGGGCGTCACGGGCAATACCGACTGCGACGTCTGTTACCGGGGAATTTGTGCTTCCACGCCCGCGCCTGTTACCCCGCAGGATATTGGTGTCAATGCCTATTACCGTGTGCGCGCCGGCGGTGTATGGCTCCCGGAAGTCCGTGATCTTACCGACTTCGCGGGTCGTAGCAATGGCGCTCCGATTACGGACGTTGCCGTGCGGGTGTCGGCAGGTACTGTCAAATACCGTGTCCATGTACTGGGTGGTAATTGGCTGCCATATGTGACCGGCTGCAATGTCAACGACGGCTCCAACGGGTATGCCGGGGACGGCAAGCCGATTGATGCGGTCGAAGTCTATTACACCACGCCGGACAGCATTCGGCCCTACAAGCGCGCGAAGTACCGTGTGGCGTCGGGTGCGGGCAACTATTATCCGTGGCAGTATGATGACCAGATCACAAACGGGCAGGATGGATATGCTGGCAGCTTCGGGCATGAGATCGATAAGCTGCAAATCTGTATCGATTGAGGTGAGCAGGGGTGGACATGACGGAAATCGCGCAGACGGCCGCGCAGGCACTTGACAGCGCGAAATCAGCCCATCATCGCATTGACGAGCTGGACGCCGAGGTGAAGGATATCCGGGGCCTTACGGCGGCAATGGCGCGAGTCAACGAAAAGGTCGATAACCTGAAATCGGATGTCGACGAGATCAAGACCGACGTCAAGAGCATTTCAGCCCGCCCAGGCCGTTGGTGGGACAAACTGGTGGCGGCGATCATCGGCGCGATCGGGGCGGGGGTCGCAACGGCAATTTTGGCAGCAATATTTAAATAGCCGGTCAACCCGGCAGAAAGTGTAATTTTATGAATCCATATGTTATTGAAATCCTCATTGTGGTGGCTGCGGCCACTGTATCCGCACTTATTACGCGCGTAGCTATCAAGCAACGCGCCACTGGGGCCAACGGTGAGGCGGTGCTCGAAAAGATCGGTACGGGCATTACTTACGCACAATCGGTCGCTTCGGCTGTCACGCCGTTTCTGCCGCAGCCGGCAGGGCCGGTTATCAGCAAGGTGTTGGGTGTTGCGCAGAAAGCCGTGCAGCACGTCGAGGCTACATACAAGGCAGCGCTCTCCACGGACGCCAATGCTGCCGACACCCGTAAGACGGAGGCAACGAGCTTGATTAAGTCGGCACTGGCACTGGACGGTATTGCCGACACGCCGGAGGTCGACAAGCTGATCGACGTTGTTATCCCGCTGCTGGTCCTCGCGCTGCCGAAGACGCATACAACCACCGCAGAGAGTGGGGCGGTCGCGCCGAACACCAACGGCGCGGTGTAAAATTGAATAGAAATAGCGATGGCCTCCGGAGCAATCCGGAGGCCTCTCCGGAGCAATCCGGAGGCCTTATTTTTATGTAATCTATTCACAATACAGGGAATTTGGACTATATTGTATGTATTCGGTTGTGTATGGAGAGCTTGCTCTCCGGCGCAGGGGAAGGATGTTGCGTACATCCTGCTTCTGCAGGGGGCCTATCGGGGTTTATGTCCCGGTGGACCCTTTTTTATTTTTGCAGATTTTCATGTACAATATTTACCATGCCTTTTGGCAAATATTTCATGAAGTAGGTATCGAAAATGGACAAAGAATTGAAGCAGGAACTTGAATGGATCAACGAAAATCTGAAAGCTGTGGTAACGAATCAGGACATGATGTACTGTAGACTGAGAGACATCGAGGATGAGATCAAGAAGCAGGGTAAGCATTGACAAGAATCTGGTGAAGAGTTATTATTTTTATTTAGCCACAAACCGCGCATCCCGTCGAGAGATCGGCGGGATATTTTTGTATGGACAATAATTGCATGGGAAAAAGGGTAGTCAAGTGATTATGGCGTAGAAAACACGTAGCAACCCACAGCGAAGGGCATGAAACTGCACGAAATGAATATTTAAGAATTAAGTATCAATGGTACTTGGCGAAACAAAATGGAATGCTGTAGTATTCATAAAATGCATTGATTTATCTGGGGGTCAAGAGGCCGTGAGTTCAAGTCTCGCCACTCGGACCAAAAACCGCCCGCATGGGTACTGAAAAAATCAGTATTCATGCGGGTTTCTTTATGCTTAATTGCCATTGAAAAATAGATGCTTCGTCTATTTAATTAACATATTTCTTAACTCTTTGTATATCAGGCGGCATGTCTGCCCTTTAGCTTTTGCGCTAAAGTAGGAAAATTATGATTTTCCACAAATTGCATTTGAAAAGTAATTACAGATTTGTTACTATTATGATACCCGAAAGATTTACTCTCTCGTATGAAAAGCAATGATAGGAGATTACTCAGGGAGGTTTTTATGCGTAAGTTTAAGTCGATCCTTATCTTGGCAGTAGCAATCATATTGGCCGGTACACTTGCAATTCCTGCATCGGCAAGTACTACGACGGCAGGAATGATAAATGTAAGTACTTATCTAAACGTGCGTTCGGCAGGAAATACGGGAGCCAAAGTTGTCGGGAAACTATACGACGGAGCACAGGTTACAATCATTACCAGCGTAAATGGATGGGACGAGATTACGTATAACGGAAAAGCCGCATGGATATCAGGTCTTTACGTCATTACAGGGAAAGCACGGACCGTCGTGCTGGCAGCGAAAAGTCAGCTTGGTGTTCCTTATAAGTTTGGGGCGAACTCTCCCTATTATGCATTCGATTGCTCAGGACTGACGATGTATGCATACAGTAAGGCCGGAATCAGTCTCCCTCATTCATCGGCAGTGCAAGCTTCTTATGGATGGTGGGTAAGCCGGAATTCATTGCGCCCGGGTGACTTGTTGTTCTTTGATACGAATGGGAGCGGCAAGGTTACGCATTGCGGCGTTTATATCGGAAATAATGAATTTATTTCAGCGGAGTCCGGCGGCGGTAAGGTCATGGAAGCAAATCTAAGCAATAATTACTGGTCTAGTACCTTTGTGACTGCAAGAAGGTTAATAAGCTAAAACGATAAGGCCACAGTTTCAAATGAACTGCGGCCCATTTTATTGTAGTACGAAAACAAAGCGGGCACCGATTGAAAAACGGTGCCCGCTTGTGTAAGTGCGCCCGGCATGGGCGGATATGACCAGGAGGTGAAAGCAGCTCTTGCCTCCCGCTAAACCACCATGGCAATGGAGATACCAGCCATAACCAGCGCCGTCATCAAAAGCGGAACCATGCCGTCGAAATACCCTGCGCGGTTTCCAAGATTGTAGTAAAGCACATAACAGACAAGGCTAATCAACGTGGCAACTCCGATCACGACGGCGAAGATGACTGCCAACCCATGAGAGAACCGGCCAACTCCATACAGCACGTTGATCTCCGACAGCGCCAGCACTGCCCACCCGACGATGAGGAACAGTTCCGTCGTTACCGGCCTCTGAAAGAGCAGGCGCGTGACCGCCAGCAAGATGAGGTACGCGGCGATGCCACCCCATAAAAGCAACCCGTCCGGGAACAGCACAACGTCAACAGATGCAGACTGAATTCCCTTTACCGCCAGAATTATCGCAGCCAACCCTGCGGCGAAAGCCGGAATCAAAAGCCATCCCGTTTTCATGCCTTTGACGGCTCCCGTGGGTTTGAAAGCCAGCAGCCACCAGGCCAGATAAAACGCACAGCAGATAATCAATAAAATATTGCTCCGAAAAATCTGCTTTGCAGGAAAGCCGAAATTATAGATTGCCAAACCTTGTCACCTCTTCCCTCTTGCAGAAACTGCAATGTCTGATTTCAAAATTATCCAAACGTGATTTGCAGGCTTTCACGTTCCTCGGAGTATCCGAAATTCTCATTCATAGCCGTCTGCGGGCACCTGATTTTTCCTTCCTTCATTATACGGCAAAAATATTCTATATTCAAACATTATTTTGATGCTTTAGGACCTCGTTCCAGTTCTGAAGCTTTGAGGCAAGAATTTGGGCTTTATATCCTCGCTCAGCGTATTTTCCTGAATTGTTCCGACATGACTTGTCCGTGGCTTTCGTCGGGGGAGTCATCTTTTTGTTGGGTGTCGGTGTTTGTTCTGAGAGAAGACAATTTTTGAATGTTCGGATGTTCAGATATGGCTAACGGCTGGAAAAATTCAGATGGTGACAGGAAAGGCATCCGTAAAATATTCTTGAAAAACTTTTATATTATTCCCTTTATTTGCAAATAGTATGGATGAAATACCTATCCATGATCTGCGTTTTATAAGGCCGGCAGCCAAAGCGTATTTTTAATAGAATGACTCCATGGATTAATCAATGAAAAGGGGAAAATGCCATGTTCAAAAAGCTTTTCGAACCGATCACAATTGGAAAAGTTGAAATTAAGAACCGAATTTCAATGGCTCCAATGGGTGCGTTTGGACTTTGTTTCGAAGACGGCGCATATAATCAGCGCGCTGTCGATTATTATGTGGAACGCGCCAAAGGCGGCACAGGCCTGATTATCACGAGCATTACCAAAGTGGAAAATGAGATCGATAAAACCGTTATGCCGGCTTTTCCGTGCGTGACGATTAATCCAATCCATTTTATGGAAACTTCCGCCGAAATGACGGAAAGAGTTCATGCGTACGGAGCTAAAATCTTTCTTCAGCTGACCATGGGATTTGGGCGCAGCGGTGCCCCGGTATTAATGGCCGCTCCTCCGGTTTCGGCATCAGCGATCCCAAATTACTGGGACCCGCGCGTCACGTGCCGTCCCCTTTCGACCGAGGAAGTGGAAACGATTGTAGAGCGTTTTGGCCAGTCTGCTGAAATTGCAAAAAGAGCAGGGTACGACGGTGTCGAGATACACGCGGTTCACGAAGGCTATTTGCTCGATCAGTTTACGCTTTCCATTTTTAACCGCCGCACCGATAAATACGGCGGGGACTTGCGCGGCCGTTTAACGCTTCCAATTGAAATCGTTCAGATCATTAAAAAAACGTGCGGACAAGATTTCCCCGTAGGGCTGCGTTACAGCGTTAAGAGCGCCATTAAAGACTGGCATCAGGGCGGACTTCCCGATGAAATCTACACCGAGAAAGGGCGCGACCTGCAAGAGGGTTTGGAAGCGGCTAAAATTCTTGAAGCAGCCGGATATGACGAGTTAAACACCGATGTCGGCACCTATGACGCATGGTACTGGTCGCATCCGCCAATCTATCAGAAGCACGGGCTGTATCTGCCTTATACGGAGGAACTGAAGAAAGTCGTTCATATTCCTGTCATTGTTGCCGGTAAATTGGACATCCCGGATATGGCCGAAAAAGCGCTTGAAGACGGAAAAGCGGATATGATCGGCCTTGGAAGAGCACTATTGACCGATTCCGACTGGCCGAAAAAAGTTATAAACGACGAAGTCGATGATATTCGCCCATGTATCGGATGCCATGCCGGCTGTTTGGGACGCGCGTTTGAGGGGAAACCGTTGTCCTGCGCCGTAAATCCGGCTTGCGGCCGGGAACGCCTGTATGAAATGGTTCCCGCCCAAACTCCGAAGAAAATATTGATCGCCGGCGGCGGCATAGCGGGTATGGAGACGGCGCGCGTAGCCACAATTCGCGGCCATAAAGTATCGCTGTATGAAAAATCGGGAGAACTTGGCGGCCACGTCATTCCCGGCTCCAAACCCGATTTCAAGCTCGATGACCGCAGGCTTCTGGAATGGTATAAAAACCAGATGTCAGAGTTGAAAATCGACGTCCACATGAACACTGAAGTCACGAAGGAATTAGCGGAAAGCGAAAAGCCCGATGCAATCGTAGTTGCGACAGGCTCTTACGACAATTGCATCCCTGTGCCGGGAATTGATAAACCGCAGGTGAAGACTGCAACCGATATTTTAAACAATATTTCGAATGCCGGAGAACAGGTCGTGGTGATAGGCGGTGGCCTTGTCGGGTGCGAAACAGCTCTGTTTCTGGCAAAGGCCAAAAAAGATGTGACTGTGGTCGAGATGCTTGACGACATACTTTTGTCATCCGGCAACCCAATCCCTCATATGAACCGTATGATGCTGATTGACCTGCTAAAGTTCTATCAAGTAAAGGTCATTACAAGCAGCTCGCTGCTTGAGGTAAAAGATAGCAGTGTGGTGATAATCGACAAGAGATTCCGCAAAAAAGAGCTTTCATGCAATACGGTCGTTACCGCAACCGGATATCGGAAAGACGATGCGCTGTACACGGAGCTGAACGGTGAATTTGCGGAAATATACGTTGTAGGGGATGCCAATAAGGCCGACAATATTATGCATGCCATTTGGACGGCTAACGAAATCGGCTTAAGAATTTGAGCGCGCAAAAAGAGTAAAGTACAAAAAATCAGGCCTGCCGGGAAAGGCGGGCTTGATTTTTTTGCGGCCTCGAAATATGATAGGTAAAGGCCATCCGGTTCCTGAGCCTGCCGGAAAACCGGTGATGGCAGGCGGACATTTTCAAAAAGCGAGGGAGCGATAAAATGAGACGTATTCTTGTGGTTGAAGATGATGCTACCCTGAACTCCGGCCTTTGCTACAATCTT